TGAGAACGGTGTTCTTGCAGGACCTATCACTATACCTGGTACAGTAACAGTAACAGGGACTTTAGTAATAGTATAATGTCAAAGATAGAAGTAGATGCAATAGATAAACAAAGTGGTTCAACCTTAACTTTAGGTGGATCAGGCACTGCTGTAACTTTAGCTTGTGGTGCTACTCAATCAGGTTTTGGAAGATCAGGTTCCGTTAACTGGCAGACAACACCAAAGACTACAACTTTCACTGCAGTAAATGGAGAAGGATATTTTATAAATTCAGGAAGTGCAATTACAGCAAATTTACCTGCAGGATCTGCAGGAGCAATTGTTGCTTTTTCTGATTATGCAAGAAACTTTGCTACATACAATCTTACAATATCGCCAAATGGTTCAGAAAAAATTGCTGGAACAGTAGGGGACGTAATAGCAAATGTTGATGGTCAAGCTCTAACTTTAGTTTATGTTGATTCTACAAAAGGTTGGATCAATGTTCAAAATGCAGAAGATACTGAAGTAGGCACTGCATTTATCACAGCAACGGGAGGCACAGTCACAACTGTTTGCACTAATTTTAAAGTACACACATTTACATCACCAGGAACTTTTTGTATTTCAGCAGGAGCTGGTCCTAATGCATTGGTAGATTATTTAGTAGTTGGAGGTGGTGGTGGAGGTGGAACTAGCGGAGCAGCTGGTGCAGGTTCGGGAGGATATAGAGAATCAAAAACAGCACCAGTTTCTGGTTGTTGGTCAGCTTCACCTTTAGTTTCAAGTACGCCATTAGGTCCATTTAGCCCTGGACCAATATCGGTTACAGTAGGAGCAGGTGGTGCAACTAATCCAGCACCTCCATCTCAAGGTGCCATAGGTTCTAATGGATCAGTTTCAACTTTTTCAACAATTACATCAGCAGGAGGAGGTTATGGTGGTGCAAGAGCACCTTCTATTGGACCCATTACAAATGGTGGACCGGGAGGATCAGGTGGTGGTGGTTCTTGGGACATACCAGGTACAGGTTCTTCTTCAACTGGTGGAACAGGAAATACACCTCCTACAACTCCTTCTCAAGGTAATCCAGGAGGAACTGGAAAACATAATGGACCAACTCACTCTACACCAGGAGGTGGAGGTGGCGCTGGAGAACCAGGACCTTCTGAAGGAAGTGGTGGACCAGCAGGTTACGGAACAGGTAATGGAGGAACTGGAGTAACATCTTCAATAGATTCATCTGCCACTACAAGAGCAGGTGGTGGAGGTGGAGAAACAAGTTATGGTGGAGCCGGTGGATCAGGAGGGGGTGGACCTGGTGCTCCAGGCCAACCTACAGCTAATAGAGCTGGAACTGCAAACACTGGAGGTGGTGGAGGCGGTGGCCCATTTACTGTATCACCTACTACTCCAGCAAATCCAGGGGCTGGTACTGGTGGTTCAGGTGTAGTAATAATAAGGTATAAATTTCAATAATTATGACAAGTAAAATAAAAGTAGATAATATAAATAAAGTTTCAGATGATTCAAACATCATCAATAAATGTGGTACGACAGTGACTGTTGGAGCTGCTTCTGATGGTGTTAGAACTGGTGCAGATAATTTACAAGCAGCAGACGGTGGAAATTTAATAAGTCAATCAGGCACAACAATAACATTAGGTGCTTCAGGTGATACAATTACTTTAGCAAGTGGTGCATCACAATCAGGTTTTGGTAGAGAAGGTTCAGTAGACTGGCAAACAGGAAGTATAAAAACAGGTACATTTACAGCAGCTAGTGGAGAAGGTTATTTTGTTGATACATCAAGTGGAGCAGTAACTGCAAATTTACCAGCAGGAACTGCTGGAGCAATCGTGGCTTTTGCGGATTATACGAGAACTTTTGCAACACATAATTTAACTCTTACACCAAACGGATCAAATAAAATTGGTGGTATTGACGCTAGTGCAACGTTAGATGTTAATGGTCAATCGGCAACTTTTGTTTTTGTTGATGCCACTGAAGGTTGGATTAATGTTCAAGAAACTCAAACATCTCAAGCAGGTGTACCTCCTTTTATACAAGCAACAGGTGGAACAATTACTTGTTCAGGAAATTGTAGAATTCATACTTTTACAGGACCAGGAACTTTTGCAGTAAGTTCAATAGCAAGTTGTTGTGCTCCAGTTAATAATTTAGTTAGTTTTCTTGTAGTTGCAGGTGGTGGTGGCGGTGCTCACGGACAAGTTTGTAGATATACAGCAGGTGGAGGTGGAGCTGGAGGGGTAAGAGAAGTAGTAAGTCCAGGCTCTCCCTACACAGGTTCTCCTTTAAATGGTTACCCAACACCAGGAAACAGAATTACAGTAACAGCAACAAGTTTTCCAATAACAGTAGGTGCCGGTGGAGCAGAAGCTCCTCCAACTGGTCCAGGAAGAGGAGAACCTGGAAGTGTAAGTACTTTTTCAACAATATCATCTGCTGGAGGTGGATACGGTGGAAACGGTGATTATCAACCTACCGGAGATCCCGGTGGATCAGGTGGTGGTGGATCAGGATTTAGTGGAGGTGGATCAGGTAATCAACCACCGGTAACTCCTGCTCAAGGAAAATCTGGTGGTAATGGTTGTGGAGTGTGGGGTTCAGGACGAAACGGTGGTGGTGGCGGTGGTGGCGCTAGTCAGTGTGGTTCTACTGGTAGCTCTTCGGTTGGTGGTGCTGGTGGTTCAGGTATTGAAACAAATATTCCAGGAGGTCCTCTTAAAGTAGGAGGAGGTGGACAAGGTTCATCAACTTCTACAGTTTCTCCGTGCGCTCCTTTTACTGATTTTGGAGGTGGAGCTTGGAAAACTGCAGGAACAGCTAATACTGGTGGTGGTGGTGGCGGTGGAGCACAGGGAGGTGGTCCAGGTAATGGTAGAGCTGGTGGTTCTGGTATAGTAATAATAAGGTATAAAAAACAATAATTATGAGTGAAATAAAAGTAAATAAAATTAGCCCACGATCCGGAACAACGGTAACCCTAGGTGATAGTGGTGACACTATTACAATTCCTGCTGGTGCTACAATCACAAACAATGGAACTGCAAATGGTTTTGGAGCTACAGGTGCTGTCAATTGGCAAACAACAGTTAAAACAGGAAATTTTACAGCAACAAGTGGAGAGGGATATTTTATAAATTCAAGTAGTCCAATAACAGTAAGTTTACCAGCAGGAAGTGCTGGAGCAATTGTAGCAGTATCTGATTATGCTAGAAATTTTGCAACACACAATTTAACTGTATCACCAAATGGTTCTGAATTAATTGGTGGAGTTGCAGCAGATGCAACATTAAATGTAAATGGTCAGGCAGCAACTTTTGTATATGTTGATGGAACTAAAGGATGGATTAATGTTCAAAATGCAGAGGATACGGAAACAGGTGTACCACCTTTTTTACAAGCTACAGGTGGAACGGTAACAACTTCAGGAAATGATAAGATTCATACTTTTACAGGTCCTGGAAGTTTTGTAGTATGCAATGTGGGAAACACTCCTGCTAATAATCAAGTTTCATATCTAGTTGTAGCTGGTGGAGGCGGAGGTGGTGCAGTAAATTATCAAGCAGGTGGTGGAGGTGCTGGTGGATTTAGAGAAGATAAATCACCAGTAACACCTTATACAGCTAGTCCATTAGAAGGGGCAGGTGCAATTACAGTTACAGCAACATCTTTTCCTATTACAGTAGGAGCAGGTGGTCCAAGAGGCTCTTGCAGTGCTAAAGGAGTTAATGGATCAGATTCAATTTTTTCAACAATAACTGCAGCAGGAGGAGGTGGTGGAGGAAATAGAGCTCCTTCGTCCGAAGGACCTGGAAACCCAGGAGGATCAGGTGGAGGTGGAGGTAGAAGAAGTGATGGTGCTGATGCTCCAGGTGGCACGGGAAACACACCTTCAGTAAGTCCTTCACAAGGAAGTAATGGCGGATCTTCTCCAGGACCTATGAACTCTGGACCAAATAATTATCAAGCAGGTGCAGGAGGAGGTGCAACAGCAGTGGGTGAAAGTGGTCCACAACCTAATTATGTATCTGATGGTGGTGCAGGCGCAACAACTTCAATTTCAGGAACACCAACTGCATACGCAGGTGGTGGAGGATCTGGTGGCGCTCCATCAGGAGTAAGTCCAACAGGTGGTGCAGGAGGAACAGGTGGTGGCGGAACTGGAGCTGTTTGTGGAGTTACTCCAACAACAGGAGCAAATGGCACAGCTAATACTGGTGGTGGTGGAGGTGGTGGAGCTGGCGCTCCAATAGCTAACGCAGGAGATGGTGGTTCAGGAATTGTAATAATAAGGTATAAATTTCAATAGTTGAATGGTAATTAAAATTAATATATAAGGAGAAACATTATGGCACATTTTGCAAAACTAGGAGCTAACGGAAAAGTTATTCAAGTGTTAACTATGGATAACGATAAGATGTTAAACGCTGATGGTGTTGAAGACGAAAATGTAGGTCAACAGTGGTTAGAAACACATAACAACTGGCCTGCACAAATGTGGATTCAAACATCTTACAATACATCAGCCAACAAACATTCATCTGGTGATGATTCAAAAGCATTTAGAGGAAATTACGCAGGTATAGGTTATACTTGGGACGAAGATAATAATATCTTTTGGCCTAAATCACCTTATGCATCTTGGGTAAAAGACACTACAACTGCACAATGGAAATCACCAATTGGTAATGCTCCTGCATTAACTGCAGAACAAACTTCACAAAATGAAGCTAAAACTCACGATTGGATTTACAATTGGAATGAAGCTAATCAATCTTGGGACTTGACAGATACAAAAGCATAAATTAAAAATGGTGGTGGTATGCAGAAGAAAGTATTAACAGAGCAAGCTCTATATTATGGTGATGTGGCAATGCCTAAAGATTGGGACATTGACCGAGATAAACTTCAAAATGACATTTTAAAATCTAACGTTACAGATTCACCTTTTCCATTTTCACGAACATTTGATATGTTGAATACTTATATGAGAGATCATATAAATTTAGACTATGGATTTACTTTAGTTAACAAAGAAACGTGGGGCAATATGTATAAGCCTCAAGAAACAACAATACCATTATTAAATATAGATCCTGTGGATTTACGTAATTCACCAGATTATACATTACTCTATGGTGTAAAAGTAAAAAACTGTATGGTCAGAATACACTATGAAGATAACAGACGTAAAGGTAGATCTTGGGATATACCATTAGAAAATAATATGTTTATTATGTTTCCATCAACTAATATGTATTACTTAACTAATAATCAAAAGGACAGTTTAAATTTTGTGCAAACAATAACTTATGAATATATCTAATTATTATTGGTATTTTAGTGGTGTATTAACACCTAAATTTTGTGATGATGTTATAGAATATGCTAAATCACAAAAAGAAGTTATGGCTAGAACAGGTGGCTATGGTGATAGAAAATTAAAAAAAGAAGAAGTATTAGATTTAAAAAGAAAAAGAAATTCTGATTTAGTATGGCTTAATGATACTTGGATATATAAAGAATTACATCCTTATGTGCATAGAGCAAATCAAATGGCTGGTTGGAATTTTGAGTGGGACAGATCGGAATCTTGTCAATTTACAAAATATAAACTAAACCAATACTACGATTGGCACTGTGATAGTTGGGATAAACCTTATGAAAAAGAAGGACCCGACAACGGTAAGATTAGAAAACTATCTATGACTTGTCAGTTAACAGATGGTTCAGAATACAAAGGTGGTGAATTAGAATTTGATTTTAGAAACTATGATCCACATATG